GGTCCAAGTTCCTCAGCCCGTAGCAAGTCAGCCGCGCGTACGTCAGCGTCCTTTAATTTTCCAGCTTCATCTGCGGGGCTGACACGTTTTGCCCTTTCCTCCAATAACGCTTTCAGCCTTTTGCCTGCCTCCGCGCTACGCTTAACAGCCAGCCTATTGTCGGCAGTGTCAAGAGCCCGCCTCTCGTTAATGAAAGTCTGTTCCGCTCGGTGGCGTGTGGCTAGAATCTCACTAACATTCTTTTCTGCTCGTGCTATTGTGGCAACGTTGCCCTGCCTCTCGGCATCAGCTAGGTTTTGTCTTGCTTGAGCCTCAGCAATCTTGCTGAGTCTCCTAGCACCTGTTACATCTTCTTCACTGGCAAGGGCGTCCTTATACGCCTTAGCAGCTTCGGTGGCTTTCTTTTCATTTCTAGCGATGCCAGCCCAGAGTTTTTGCTGATCGCTTAAATGCTTAGTGTTTCTCTCGAAATCAAATTTGGATATTGCCTCTTGCGTTTCTTTGATTATCTGTTGCGAATCTTTAATGGCGTCATCCATGCCCGTTACGGCATCTGTTACCACTTTAAGAGCCTTGACTCGTTTGTTTTCCAGGTCAGTGAGAGTATCACTTAGAACCTCACCGATAGCCTTAGACTCGATGGCAAAAAGCTGAGCGCCTTGCCTCAGAAGTTTTTCCTCGTTCCGTATAAACCCACTTACGAGGGCTGTTCGCTCCCGGACCTCTCGCCGTGTGGCGTCGATACGCTTCTTGCTTTCCTTCTCGGTCGCGTCCGTCAACTCCTCTTGATGATCTTTCAACCTATTAAAGGCATCAGAAGCGGTGTCTATGGAGTTGATGAAGGCTTTCTTAATCTCCATGACCGCAATAGCGGCAGCAATAGCTAATACGACGGGCAGGATGGTCAACATTGTGGCCCGCAGCGTAATGAGTTTGGCGTTGAACCCCAGGAGGGCTGCACCAGCGACGGCCAATTTCCCACTCACTACCAGCGCACTAATCCCCAGTCCCGCCAGCGCTGCGAGAGTAAGGTCAGAGTTCCTAGCCATGGTGGCTAAAAGCTCAACCATTGGGGTAGTTGTCTGGAGGAATGTTTCCCCGGCCTTATGTATGGATACATCTAAGTCATCCCAAGCCTTTACGGAGCGGCGACCAATGGTACTTTCCATCCTGGCAAAGGCAGAATCTAGGTCGCCAATAGGGTCTTCCATTTCCTCTAAAGCATGGGTCAAGGCCCCGGCCCCGTCCGTGGTCAGGTTCATAGCACCGACCATAGAACGAACCCTGCCGAGCAGGTCGGCGAACTCTTTATCATTGCCAGCGGTGGCGTCACGCATCTTGAGCAAGACGCCGCGCAGACCACCAAAGCGTCTGATGGCCTCTGGTCCAGTCTCCACCCCCCATTCGTCGTACAATTCCTGCAACTTCTCTGTAGGTCGCAATAGTTTCTGCGTCACTGCCGTTAATTGAGTAATAGCTGTGTGAGCGGGGACACCCTTCTGAGTGAGGGCAGCCAGGGACGCAGCCATTTCTTTATAACTGATGCCAAGCGCGGCTGTGAGGGGCGTGACCCTACCAAGGACGTCGCCGAACTCGCCCATGCGCAATCGGCCTAATTCAATTGTCTTGAACAGGGTAGCAGAGACTTCGTCAACCTCTGATATGTCAAGTTGGTAACTATTCATTACGGACGAGAGAGCATTGATAGATTCTTTAAGCTGTGAATGTGTCGTAATCGACAGCTTGGCAGCAGTTGTTTCAAATCTTATAGCGTCCCCGGCCTCGACAACTTGGTTGGACAGCGTTTGGTATAGACCTTCGGCCACTTCGTCTGTGGCGATTCCTAGGTTCCTGGACAGTTCTAAGGTTGCCGCGCTAATCTCGTTTATGTTTCCGAGCGCTGAGCCAGAGATAGTGGATATTTCACCAACGCGGAGTGAAAACTCTCTAGCTGATTCCTGAGCATCATTGAACGTGCTTACAAGTAAGCTCAGTCCTCTGATGATAACCTGAGCGCCGATTATCCTCCCGATTGTCGTCCAAGATAGGCTTATCGTCTTAGCCGCTTTTGTACCGGCAACGCCAGTTTTAGTCATGGCAGCGGAGGTCTTGTTAGCAGCAGCTACCGTAGTCGCCGACGACTTCCTAACCGATGCTGCGGCTGTGGCGGCAGAAGCAGATAGTCTACCCATTGCAGCCGCGCCGCTGGTCGCGCTCGCGCCAACGCTGGCTAACTTCGCCTCAGTGGTTGCGGCAGACGTGCCGAGATTACTCATGGCAGCGGAAGCTGCCGCTGCTTGCGCGGATACCTGTGGAGGGACTGCTCCCCCAGACGCGATTCTCAACTGAGCGACGGCGGCGGCGGCTGCGGTTCCAGCCCTACCAAGTTCACGAAAGGTTATGATTGCCGTGCCGGCATTTGCCTCAAACTTGCGCAGACCGCCACTTGTAGCTTGGAGACTTTGTCTGAACTCCCCTAGCTTTTTATTGAGATTCGTTAGCGAGGTTATCGCGGCCGAGGCATCGAAGCCTAGCTTTTGGGTAATCTGTTCCGGCATTAAGTGACCTTTTCCAACTTGAGGAAACTAAATGGATTAGGTAGCTGAGTGAATCGCGAGAAATTGTCGAACTCTTTTTGCCCCGCCTCTTGAAAGTGGTAAGGGGTTTTGCTTCGTAAGCCGCTGCGACTGAAAGGAGCCGGAGGTCCTGAACCATACACCGCTTTGTTGTACTCATTGTACGCCAAATATCGGAGCGTGCTATGGTAGTAAAAGTACCAACGGTACTTAGATGGATTTGACACAATCCCACCCTCTCCAGTGGACAAGCCCAAGGATTCTCTATCCTTGATACTTCGGAGAGGGCCATATGGAATGGACGTGCCAACGTCGCGGGCAAGAGCTTGAAACGTGGCTCTCGATGCTTTAGACCACGTAGGAATTATGGAGATAACTGTAGCTTGAAGCCACGCCTGGGCAGCTTGTTTAACCCAGTCGGTCATCTGTCGATCTAGCTCGGCTTTATACCCGCTAAGATCAAGAGTCACGGCTTGAAACTCGTCATTCCATTTCATCTTCTACGCCTTCCCTTACCCATAGACTGCTTAGAGCCTCCTGCTCCGAGCAGTGATTTCTTCTCTTCCACTTCGTCGTAGCCGCACGTTTGATCGTAGGCTAAGATAAGTGCCTGGGTCCATACGTCATTGTCGTCCCAGTCCGGTTTCACCCCAGGGGGTTTTATTCCGACCCTTTCACAGGCTTGCCAGACGGCGTACTCTCCGGTTCTGTATCGGGGCCACAAGTGTCGCTTGGCTCCAGAACCGGACCACGTAGAAAAACCTCACGGGCCTCTTTCAGCTTGGCTTCGTCAAGGGAGTTTGCCTGCATCACACAAGCAATGACTCGGTTGACTTCCGTTGCCGAGACGCCAGCCTCTTTCAATTCGTCAGTCCACTTGAGCCAAGTGTCGGGCTTGTCCATATTGACCTGCTCCCACTCAATCTCGCTAGGTTCCAGCGACTTGATGACCATATACGCAAAACGTATCTCGTCACGCTCAGCTACTTGTTGTAGATATGTCTTGTCGTTTAGGTTCGGGGCGAACCCGCCCTTCTTACGTACCCCGGGCGCTTTTGGCACAGGGCAGATCGCGTCAAACGCATCCATATCCATGACCGCTCGGGCCTTGATGACAATGTCATCGGTATTCAGTCGGGGAAGTACAAGAACTTCCTCACACGGACCCTTCAATTCAACTCCACCAATCTTCATAACTTTTCTCCCAGGGCTCAAATAAAGTAAAGAAAAGCGGGGCGGGCGTATCCCGCCCCGCTAGGTTAGACTACTCAGGCACAGGCGTTGAAGTCGTCTCGCGTGGCCGTAGCCTCGCTCACGTTACATCGTCCACCTACTGCGATGGTTGCTTCATCCAGATCGTAGTCCAAAGACTCATACCGGAAGTCCGCAAACACAACCTCTTCATCCTGAGTTGTGCCACAGGGGACACATTGCAGGACTACAAGGTCAACAGCATACGGCTCGCACGCGTCAGCAGAGCTAGTTACCCATTCTGAGGCGTCACCGATTTGCTTGAGGGCATCGACCGGGGTAATGTCCTCAGACGTTCCCGCCGTCACATGCTCGTACACAAACTCAAGGGAGATTTCAAGCGGTTGCTCGTCACCTTCCTTAACAGTGTCAAGATCACCACGGTCCAAGAGGTATTCATACTCCTTGGCTTCCGACCACGTAAGGTTGCCTTCACCAATCTTGATCTCAAGTCGTTGAGGAATGAAGGTGATGACGTCCGTATTAGCCGGAGTCTCAGTACCCCACGCGGGCGAGAAGGTAATCTCAGTCGTCGGGCCAGCATCCGTAGGAGTCCTGGCAGTAACCGTGTACGTGGTTACGTTGTTTACAGTGTTGACAGTGAAACGTGCCCCAACCGGGACAAGATTCGTGGTCACAGTATTCAACACAGGGGTGATGATCTCAGCAGTAGTATCAGTCGCCCCAGGCGTTGCTTCATTGATTGTTGCGGAACCGCTGAGTCCATCTTGTAGATAGATGGTTGCGTCCCTTAGCTCGATTCTGGCGATAGTACACCTCCGTTTTCTCTTGCAAAAGAATAAGTAAAATTACAGGTAACACCACCCAGGTGGCCAACCAGTCTTGCGTTTGCTATGTCTTGACATACGCGCACGTAATGCAGATGGTTTAATTCCAATCGCTTCTGCTGCATCTTTCATGCAGCCGTACTCGACGCCCTCAACAAGAACTCTTCTTGCTCGGGGGTTGGCCGCGCCAGTGAGGTCCAAGTTCATTAGATTCCGGCTAGGATTTTTACGCCCCTTGGCCTTCTCACTCATAGCGCGACGAGTTTCCTCACTGTGCTTCTTGCCGTGCATCCCGTTGAGTTTACCTGTGCGAGATTCACTCATCTTGCGGCGAGTCTCCTCGCTAGGCTTCCAACCTAATGACCCCTCACCACCAAGGGTGAGGTTGTAACCGTTGGGAGCAAGTGCGTCGTACTTCTCTATCATTGCGACTTCGAGCTTCTTAATATCTTCTTCACACGCTTCGCAGAAAATATCAAACTTCAAAGCGTCGAGACCGTACTTCTTAATAGCTTGGTAAACGAGCTTCGAGCCATGCCCACTCTTATGTTCAATCCATCGACGAGCAACTCTACTGGAAATGCCAATATACTGCTTGCCATTGACTTGATTCGTAATTGTGTATAGACACCAAAGCATGTTACACCATTTCCAGATACATTTCGTAGCGACCGTCTATTACCGATTGCCGTATCCGATCAGTCGAGTTAATCTGGCCGAAGTGAAACAACTTGACAGATT